ATGAATAACTTAACGCAAAGACAAAAAGAAATTTTGGAGTTTGTAATCGGGTATATCAAGGAAAATGAGATGTCCCCCTCGTTTAATGAGATAAAGGACAAATTCGGTCTTTCCGCTTTATCCACAGTCCACGAACATATCACGGAATTGGTGGACAAAGGATTTTTACGCCGAGATGAGCGAAAAGAGCGGGGGTTATATCTTCCGGCTAAACGCCAACAATACATCGAGGTTCCTTTAATGGGAGCAATTGCCTGTGGAAAGCCGATTGAAGCCATAGAAATACCGGACGAATTTATTAGGGTTGCCCGTGAAGATTCATTGCGAGGCAATATCTACGCTTTGAAAGCCAAAGGCGATTCAATGATCCGTGAGGGTATTTTTGACGGTGATCTAGTCATTGTCAAAAAACAAAGTACAGCAGAAAATGGCGATACAGTTGTGGCAGTTATAGACGACAATCAAGCAACGCTGAAAAAATATTTTAAAGAAAAAGAAATGATACGATTACAACCGGCAAATCCGGAGTTTGCCCCCATTTATCGAACGGAAGTTGAGATAAGGGGTGTGGTAGTTAAAATAATTCGTAATTTTAGGTAATTATTTAAAAAAATATGACACAAACAGAAAAACAAAAAAATGGTGAGGTAACCAGACACTTATATCTTTCGCAAAAAGCGTTAATGGGTGAAACTACGGAAGAGGAAGATAAAGAGTTGGAAGAATTAGAAAAAATTGCAGAAGAGAAAAAGGGATAATAATCTTTTGCTTTATTGTTGGCATTTATGCAAACAAACTTTGCAAAACATCTCATGAACCAACTACATGAAAATTTTTGTTCACAAGATAAAAGACAAAATGCTCGAATTTACGAAGCTATTTTGTATTGAAACAAATATTTTTCAGCGGTTTGTTATCGTGTATAAGTATTTTAGATTTCTAAACACCGAGCCAATAATAAAAGATGTTTTACAAAAGATATTTGACGATACGGCTAAAATTATTGGCGAGCCGGAGGACAACATGGACGAGGATAAGTTTTTGAAAGTTAAGGGTGAAGCTCTTTTTTCTCGTGAGTTTTGGGTGTATTACAGTAATTTGGAAGTAATATACGGAAAAATGATAAAACTGCAAAAGTGTCATTTGTCAGATAAAACCGAGCTTGAGCAATTATCCAAGTTATTCTCCAAGCCCTATTCCAAAAAAATGCTTGAGCTGTCTTTTGAAGTGATAAACAGTGAGGTTTTTAATCGGCTTGATCAAAAAGTTTTTTGTGAGGACGACGAGCATGACGGCGAAACCTACTTTGATGATGAAAAAAGCATTTTGTTTGTCAAAGGCGAAAAGGTTATTATTAATCTGCAAGACAAGATAACCAACGCCCATAAAGTATTACACCACATTTTTATTACCAACAAAGGCAATATAAAAGACGACTTCTATTTTGCCGAGATAGCCGAGGACGAATTCCAAGAGCTTGATTACAAGGCCAATCCGGACAGCTGGAAACGATACCGCCGAACCTGTGAATATATCAACGACAAAATTGAGGAACAGACAAAAAATTCAATAAAAGATTTTATGATTTTCAATTCCGGTAGAAAAGCAAAAGTTAAAGTCAATCAAAAATACATCTAAATTGCACAAAAGTTTGAGCCAAAAAGTCCCTTAAAATGGGGCTTTTTTGTTTTGCACAAAAATCTTCCGGGGAACTTTTGTGAACCCTGATTCTTTATCATACAAGCACGCAAACAAGAAAGGTCGATTTGCGAAACTTAATTCATAAAGAAAAAAAAGAATATGTATAAACTGACTGGAATCCTCAAAAAAGAGGAAGTAAGGGAATATACCCGCAAAAGCGGAGAACAAGGAAAAAGCCGAACATTATTTATTGAGCCGGAGGGAACAATCTATCCGGTAAAGGTCAATGTCAGCGACATGGACTTCAAGGTCGGCAAAATCGGCGAAAAAGTAACTTTGGATGTCGCCATTTTCCCTTACTACATCCAAAACAAGCAGAGAGAACGGGCTTTCATGGATATTTATATCCCTAATAAAAAATAATTATGGACTTCATCATCACAGCTTCTACGACATACGCCCTCACTCCCGAAGCGTTGGATCTGATAAATTTTTTCAGCCAACTTATTACAGCTTCATTCGGGATATTATTCGGGTTGCTTGCGGTGGTGATTGTTCTAATTATTTTCAAACCTTAATATGGCCGGACTAATTAACAATATATTTTCCGGACTGGGTTTGAGCCTTGTTTTCCCATTGGTCTTATTCATTATTTTAAGCATATTTCTAGCGATTATTAACTCGGGCAAATAGTATGTGTTCCATATATATCTTACTAAACAATTCGTGCTACCTAGATGACTTCCAACTAATTGGAGGGGTCTTTGCTAAAGCGATTGTTCTTGGTCTGATCCTTGGAACAGTGGTCGGCGTGCTATTGTTATTCGTTAAGAAAATTAACCATTAAGACTATGTTGAAAACAATCAAAAGTCTTATTTCTGGAACTAAAGCGAAAGTGGCCGCTTTGTCCCTTGCCGTAATGGGCGGGGTCTTGGCCGCTTCCAACGCCTTCGCGGCCGTTGACGCTGATGTGGCCTCCACCACCTCTGGTGTAGTAACCACGATGAAAGAAAATATTGTCGGTGTAATAACTGCCAATATCTCAAACATCGTGATTGTGGGTGTCATTATCTTCTCAATCGGTTTCGTTTGGAAGTTGGCTCGCAGGTTCATGAAATAGGAAATGCCGGCGGGGGCTGGCGATCATGTTGCCAAGCCCCCGCTAACGGCTTAAAGATTATTAGCTATATGTATGTCAAAAATTTTATTTTATGTTGAAAAGATTAAACACAATAAAAGTGCTGACTGTCTTTGCTCTGACTGCTGTCGGTATACTGTTTTCTGCCGGCCACGCAAAGGCAACCGATCCGCCAGTCGGCGATGTCGTTCAGTTTACCCCAGTATCCAACTGGTCAACTTGGTTCATCCGTTATCTAAACGAAACAGGACACGGACAAAAGTTTCTAACCGGAGCAAACACACAGGCAATAAGCACGGTAGCGTTTAAGCTTTGCCGTAACGCAACAATGACAAAACAAAAAACTTTAACACTTTGTTCATCAGCAACGAATGGCTACTATGCCGGTTGTCAAACTCCGCTCGGTTCAAGAACTTTCTCGGCGAGTGAATTAAACGCCATGATAAATTATGATGTAAATTGTCCGGGAAATTTAGAGGGTGGAGCAAACGACGGAACATATTTTAAGTGGGCGTATTTCACTTTTACCACTCCGATTACTGTTTCAACGAACACAAGTTATTTCATAATGTTAAATAGTGGTAGTAGTGCAGATAATGAGCCAAACGATGTATTGCGAACGATGTATAACAATTCAAATTATTTAGGTTCAAGCGAAAATTATCCTAACGGACAAGCATATTATTACAAAGGTTCAACAAGATATACCACCGGTGAGTCAACGGATTTATTATTTAAGATTTTCAGTGCCGACCCGATAACGATCCCGTTTGAAATTACTTCGCCGTTAGATAATGATCCGGCAGAAGTTGACACTTGGGTTACTGTAACCGGAACTTGTCCGACAAACGGAGTAAACAGAATTGGGTTTGGTAACGACTGTCTTGGTTTTGACGAAATTCAATATAACATCTCTTGCACGAGTAATACTTTTTCCGGTCAATTCTTTTATGACGGACAAGGCGACAAAAGATTGATAGCCCGAGAAATTGACAGCGTGTCCGGTGATTGTGCCGATTACGACGATTTAATGGATTACAAAACATTGCGAACGATAGAAATTATTGAGGGCTACCCTGACGACTGGTATTTTAATTTTGATTATTACGACGATTACGACATCAAAATAAAATCCCCGCAGTTTGATACAGCATTAACACTTCCCGCAGGTTCAACATCGGCAAACTTTACTTTCGGATTTATTTATCCAACATCATCAACATTAAGCAATTTGAATTTTCACATCAAGCAATACGACAGCACCGGAGCTTTGCTTGACGAAAATTATCACAACAAAGATTTAGACGAAATGGCGGACACTTGGAATTATACAATCAGCTTAACCGCTTCTTCCACGCAAGCCCTCCATTATGTTGTACAGCTCACATACGACAGCGAAATGAAACGACAATATCCATTCGGGATATTTGTGTCCGATATTGATTTCAGCTACAACCCCGATGATTATGATTATTTCTTCCCACGATTAAAAACAATGCTTCGGAGCAAAATTATATTCAATTATTATTTTGCTTTTCACGACGGGTTTTACGATATGTTTAACGCCGATTACACGAGTGCCGGAGCAAACGACTTGGACATCACATTCAAAACAATGTCTGCCAACGGCCAGTACAACCTTGATATGAAAATATTTTCAGCCAGCGACAGCCGAGTGAAAAGTTTTACTGCGGGCGTGCGTCCATACATCACGGCGATATTATGGCTTGTGTTTGCGACTTATGTGATATTCCGCATTACTCATTTATTCAGCGATAACGAATAATTTTATGTTTGATTTTATAGAAACAATCCTTGTAAAAGTATTTTCGCTATTGCCAGACGCTAACCCCGACAACTCGGTGATCACGGCGGTCAACAACGCTTTTGCGGTGATGAACCCGACATTTGCGAAAATAAACTTAATATTCCCGATACACACCTTGTTCAAAATTCTGCTTATGGTTTTGTTTGTGGAAATGACTTTGTTTTTGATTACACTTGTTCTCAAAATGGTTACATTCTTTAAGCCATAAAAATTATGATTACCATTATCACCGGAAAACCCGGAGCGGGCAAAACATTATTTATGACTTTCAAAGCATTGGAAATGTTTTTGAAAGGTTATGATATTCACGCCAACTGGAAACTGGATTTTTCGCCGTATGTAGAAAAGAAAAAAATTAAAAAAGAAAAACTGGGTAAAGTTTTCTTTTGGTCGGAAATTCCGGAATTACTGCACATCAAAGGCGGACAGATATTCATTGACGAAGCACAGGGATATTTTGATTCAAGGGAGTGGCTGGAAATGCCACCCTCGGCAAAACAAAAATTTTCAGCACACCGGCACGATGTAAAAAAAGACGATGACGGAAATATTATACCACTTGATGTTTGGGCGGGCGTTCAACACATGAGCAACATTGATAAACGCATAAGAGATTTGGGACAACATTTTATTGAAGTAAAAAATTTGTTCCGTCTGTTTTTTATGGCTTCGTATTTTGAACTCCATGATCTCAAAGACGACAACACCAAACGGGTCGCAATTAAAAGAAAAATATTTATGTTCAATAAATTAAAAGCAGAGTGCTACAACACGCACGAAGCGGTTAATTTTATTGAATATCCCGAATTTCCATACTTTCGGGAATACTCCAAAGAATACTCTAACGACAATACCGGATTGATTCCGATGTCCGATGACATCCCTCCATACCACAAACAGCAAAAAAGGGACAGGATTCGTTAGAACCCCGTCCCTTTATCCGGTTAGGCGACTTTTTCGACCTGCCGGATGTAAAAAAGGTTAATCGTTTTCGGATACTTCCGAACGGTCTTACCCTCTTTATCTTTCTGCTCGATGACGATAAAGGATTTAATGGCCTTTTCGCCTTTCTTTACCTGATAGCCGTTTTCGAGCCAACGGTTAAAAGTTAAACAATTACTTTTCGGGTCGTAATTGTTCGCCTCGTCTTGACCCCAACGATCAAGAATTTGGTCTTTGACCAATTCGGCAGTAGTTGCCGAACCTGTCCATGTGGAAATAAGTTTTTCCATACTAAATAAATACACGGCCTAAATTATTATCCGTGGCTGGCCGTTTATTGCCGTATCGGACAAGGCTTGAAAAGTGCGTCTGATAGCTTGCCATAGTCAAGGTGGAGATTTGAAAAATACTACCTTTACTTTGGAAAAGCTGACGCTAAAATTAAAAGCCCTGATACGGGAATAAATAGCATTAGGTTTTAGGCAATCGTATATCCGGAACGGCAAGCATAATTTTTTTTCGTCCGTCTGCCCGACGGCGAAAAAAATTTGCTTGCGAGCGGTAAGCGAAGCAAAACGAAGCTTATATATCTAATCTTGATTATATCCACACATCTAAAGAAAATTATTATGGCTTTTCCCTACAACATGAAAGTTGTGGTGTCGGGCAAACAGGTTGAAGTTTATAAATACACAAAGAATGTCTGGCGGGACTTTGAAAGGACGCAAGCAAGCGTAAAAACTAAACCGGTTAAAGAGCCAAAGCAATTGGACATATTTGAAAAGATTAAACAGCAAAAACAAAAACAAGAATTTTCAGTCCACCGAACACGAACAGAAATTCGCCGACTGATAAATTCAAACCCGCAATTAAACAAATTTATGACTTTGACTTTTGCCGAGAACATCACGGATCTAAAACAAGCTAATTATGAATTTAATAAGTTTGTTTTAAGGTTGTCTTACAAATACCCAAAATTTGAATATCTGGCCGTGCCGGAATTTCAACAGCGTGGTGCGGTTCATTATCATGTCATTTGTAATTTGCCTTTTGTTCACTACAACGAGATTTTTGAAACTTGGGGACAAGGCAAAATTGATATTAAGCGAGTAACCAATGTAACGAACTTGGGAGCGTATGTCTGCAAGTATTTAGGCAAGGATATGTTTGATGAGCGAACTTTTGGCAAGAAAAAGTTTTTTCGTTCACAAACATTATCCGAAGCGATTGAGATTTTGGGTTATTTGGCAAAATTATTTGCGGAACGATTTTTGTCGCTTTTGACACCTGTGTTTGAAAAAACATTTGAGAGCGAGTGGGTCGGCGAAGTGGAATACAAAGCATATTCTTTGGATTCTTTCCCGTTTCCAAAAGGTTTTAATAAAATGATGTTGCTCCGGCCGATATGA